TACATAAAGCGGTCATGGCTTGCATTCAGCAAGTGCAGGAGATAGCGCAAGAGGTATTCAGATGAGTTCGGCATGGATTGATGACAGGATAGACAAGATATATTCAAGGGTTAAACACAAAGTAAGTGATGCCCTCAAATCTGACTATCCTGACCTTAACTTCACGCAGGATGATTCAGAGAATACATCAGCGCGATTTCCGACCGTATATATGTTCTTCGACACCGCAGAAAGATTGACTACCCTTGACGGTGGGGCGATAAACGGTGTTTACATGGCAGTCAGAACAAAAGTCAGTGTTACCAAAACGCAAGGCAATGATGCGGCGCGTGAGGTTAATGCGGCGGTACGTGATGAGCTTGTAAATCTCGGTTTTAGAGCTTCGGGCAGTCCTATACCTACAGTATCGGGGGATGTAAAAGTTATTAATTCAAATTATCAAAGGATGGTTGGTTACAACGATCCATTCTAACAGGAGGACACAGATATGGCAGTAAATGAAATGGGTTTATCAACCCTCGGTATTACTTTCGGATATGCCGTAGGTTCAGGAACAACCAAGCCCTCAAGTTTCACACAGCTTGACAGAATATCAAGTATCGGTGAGTTCTCGATCACGAACGAAACCATAGATGTTTCTTGTCTTGAAGATTTAACATCGAAATTCGTCCGCGGACGTGGAACGATCTCAGATACAATTCCTATCGTCGTAAACTGGACAGATGAGACAGAAGACGAATGGGCTGATGTGCTTGATGCCTACAACAACAGATCAACAGGACAGACAATGTGGTGGGAGATTATTGTTCCCGGCATGACAAAGGCGGCTTTCTTCAAAGCACAGCCCCCGACAGCACTTCCTATTCCTTCAATCGAACAGAACGGCGCATTCACAAACACCATGAACCTTGTCGCTGAAGATTTGGTTGGTTGGGACACCAAAGTGGCTTTCTCGTAGACGGGCTTAATGGGCTGAGGTTAGGCTCGGCAACACTTACTCCTGCGTTTGACCCGAACGTAGCGAGTTATTCAGCAAACATCACTACAGCAACAACGACATTGACGTTGAATTTAAGTAGCGGTGCAACGGCTGTGACGAAACTTAACGGAACAGTCTTCACAGGGTCAACAATAACGTGGACAGCAAATACAGACACGTTAACCATTGAGGTAACTCCGGCTAGTGGGTCGCCAAAGACTTACACCGTTACAGTTACACATAACCCATAGCGTGAACAGGGCGGGGGAAACCCCGTCCTTTCCCTATGTGAAAAGCCGAAAGGCGGGGAAAGGAGCAAGACAATGACAAAAATGTTTGCAATCAACGGAAAGAGTTACAAAGCAAAAGAGTTTGACTTTAATCTTCTTTGCGATCTTGAGGAACAGGGTTTATCCCTTGATGACATCGATAAGAAGCCTATGTCACTTGTAAGGACATATCTTTCTTTCTGTGCCGGAATAACAAAGGAAATGGCAGGAAAAGAAATCGAAGCTCATCTTGCAAGTGGCGGCAAGTTTAATGATGTTGTCGAAACTATGTCAGATATGATGAAGGATTCGGGTTTTTTTCGGTCAATCAGCAAGAGCAAGGAAGAGGACGAAGGAGAAACTTCGCCGAAGAGTCCAAAGACGAAAAAAGCATAAGTGACTATCCGACATTGAGGGAATATTACGAACATGAGTGGATGCCTAAAGTAATGCCACTTGGCGTGTCGTATGAAGAGTTTTGGACACTCAATCCCCGTAAAGTCAACGTGGTAGTAGATGCTTATAACGAAGCGAAGAAATCAGAGATCAGGACAAAAAATATGCTTTATCACCTTGAAGGGATGTATTTTGCCGATGCGATATGTGCAACAATCGGCAATATGTTCCGAGGAAGAGGTCAGAAAGCGTTTGAATACCCGAAAGAACCTTATACACTTGACCTTGAGTATGAGGATGGGTTAGATATGTCAGACGATGCCGAAAGAGATATAGCTAGGCAACGTAGGAACTTTGTTACACAACTTAACAATATGTTCCGTGATTTAGAACCCGTGGTAGAAAGAAAGAAGAAGGAAGAAAATGCCGAACATTGATACCTTATCAATACAATTCAGTTCAAAAGGTACACAGACAGCCGTTGAAAACATAAAGGGAATGGCAAGTGCGGTTAGGGTCTTGTCAGGCAGTATGCGGATGCTCGACACAAGCAAGTTTGCTGATTTCAGTCATGGCATGGAAACCTTAAAAAAGTCAGTACCTACAAAGGCGCAGACAACAAGAATGGTTGACTTTGCGGATGCTATCAGCAAATTATCAGCGGCTATAGGTGCGTCCAATATTAGCGGCTTTTCTACTGATATGGCAAACCTCGGAACTGCGGTACAGACCTTCAAGAGATCAAGTGTAAATGGTATCACAAGCGCAGTCACAGCTATGCAGTCATTAGGACAGCAAGCACAGAAAACGGCTACAACTATATCTAATGCTACACCGAAAAAGAGCGGGACTCCCTCTATGGGAAACAATATCGGGGATAATCAGAACATTAAGAATATTGTTGCGTCACTCGATAAGGTGCAAGTCAAAGCAAGCGGCGTAAAGGGTATTCTTCAGAAAATGGGAATGGTTGTTCCTACGAAGTCATTTAAGACGCTTGAAGAAAACGCTGAGAAGGTGCGTCAGAAGTATGAACAGCTTCGTCAGACCCTTCAAAAAGGAATGGACGCAGGAAAGATCACAAGCGACAGCTCGGAGTATGTCAAAAAGATGGCAGAGCTTGACGGTCTTCGCAACAAATATGATGAGTTAATTCTTAAACAGCGTCAGTTGGCGCAAGAGGGCGGGGCGTTTGCTACAAATCCCGCCTTTTCAAAGTTTGCTCAATCATTAGAACCGTTCAAAAACAGCGTATCTCAAACTGCAAGTATTCTTAAAAATGGTCTTATAGCCGGAATACGATTTGCAAATAATCATATCAAGTCGTTTGTTTCCCGTTTAACAAATATGGGAAAAGCCTTAAAGAACACGGTAACGCAAGGAAACAGCGCTACAAAGATGGCGAAGAAGTTTGCCAACGAGATTTTCCGTGTATCTAAAATGCTTAAACTCATGGTAACGAGAATGGCACTCCGCAAGGTTATTGCCGAAGTCGGGGATGGGTTTAAGTCACTCGCAGTACATTCAGACGAATTTAACAATAGCGTTTCATCTATGATGAATGGTGCAAAGAAACTTGGTTATTCGTTTGCCGCTATGGTTTCACCGCTTATCAATGCACTTGCACCCGCGATTGTTTATGTAATAAATCTTCTTACAAAACTTGCCAATATTATCAATCAGGTATTTTCGGCTTTAACGGGTTCTACCACTTGGAATAAAGCAAAAGACTTTACCGATTCATGGCGTGATTCATTTGAAGACACAGCAGATGCGGCGAAGGATGCCGAAAAACAGATCAAGAAAACCGTTCTTGGTTTTGATGAGTTAAATCAATTAACAGATAACAGTGATAAGCAGTCAAAGAACAAAGGTGGCGGCGGTATCGCTGATATGTTTGAAACAGAGCCGATAGATAGCAAATGGAAAGACATTGCTGATTGGCTTAAAAAGATGTGGGAGCTTGGCGACTTCTACGATCTTGGAAAGAAGTTAGGCGAAAAACTCCGTGATTGGCTTGAGTCTATCCCGTGGGATCAGATAAGAAAAACCGCAAATAAGTTAGGTAAGAGTCTTGCAACCCTTATCAATGGCTTTGTAGAGGTCGAACGGCTAGGTTATGACATAGGATATACAATCGCACAGTCGGTTAATACTGTGTTCGAGTTCCTTAACGGCTTTGTTCATAACCTTCATTGGGATAGTATAGGTAAGTTTATAGCCGATACATTCAATGGGTTCTTTGAAAACATAGATTGGAAGTTAATCAAAGATACTGTTGTAACCGGGATGGCGGGTATAGCAGAAGCAATTCAGAGCTTTATCGAAAACTTCCATTGGGATAATATTTCAAACTTCATAATTAATGCTGTTGACACAATCGTAAGCGGAATTAAGGCATTCGTTGATGGTATAAATTGGTACGATCTCGGCGTTAAGATTGGAGATCAGCTTAACAAGACTATATCGGGTATTGATTGGCACGAAGTAGGTGAAACCCTCGGTGATGTCATCATGGCGGCGGTTGATTGGGCGTATGGGCTTGTAAAGACATTCGACCCTGAAGGGGCTATACAAGCGCTTACAGATTTCCTTGACGGTATATGTGAAAGCATAAACTTTGAAGAAGTCGGTGAAACGCTCGGTATGGCGCTTCATAAACTCATAGACGTTATACAAGGATTTTGGGGCAATGAAGAAAACCGCAAGAAGGTATGGCAAGCGATTACAGACTTCTTTAACGGTGTGGCAAGTCAGTTAACACTTGATGACTTTGCGTTCCTTTTAGAAGTGGCTATAGGACTTGCAGGAGCATTAGCGTTAAAGAACGCTCTTAAAGTCCTTTTGGCTGAAGCCTTATCAATGGGATCAGCAATAGCGGGTTCAATAGCGGCGGGTATTGTTGCATTCTTTGTCGGGGCAGAGATAGGCAAGATGATAGGTGAATATCTCTTCCCGGATGACAAGGAATTATACGAAGGTTACAAGGGAATAGCCGGAACTATGCAGATGGTTAAAGACCTCATTGTAAGTATCGGTGACTTCTGCAAGATGTATTTTGAAGTGTGGATGGAAGATGTCGTTGCTGAAGCACACCTTGTAACTGCCAACGTAAAAGACCTCTTAAATATCGGAGATATAATTACCCGAAAGAAAGAACTAGCAGAAGCTCGGAAGGAATTTGAAGAAGCACAGGCACACACCAAAGCTCTTTTAACACCTGATGAATATGTCAAGGAAATTGCTACGCTTGGCGAGTTTAAGAACAAATTAAACGAGCTTGGCAACGAGTTTGATAATTTAAAAGGCAAAGTGGGCGAAGGTGGTATGCTCACAACCTTCAACTCTGATGTATCAATGGCACAACAGTCAACAGAAGGGTTGAAAAACAATACAACTAGTTTGGCAAGTGAGATTACAGAAACGCTCAATCCTTCAATGGAAACGGCGCAACAACTCACATCAATGCTAAATGAAAAAATGGAGGAGTCGAACAGTTACGGTCAAAAGTTTTCTGAAATGCTTGCAGAAGCCGGAAATGAAACTGAAAAACTCAACACTGTCACGACTCAATTATCAGATAACGTTGCGTCTTCATATAAAAACTTGGCGACAAGCGGGGAAGAGTTTCATAAAACCACAAAGGGTATCGCTGATGAGACAGAAAAGGCTTCCAACAAGATCAAAGAAGCAAAAGGTACTACGGATGGGCTGAATACAGAATTAAGCAATGCGTCAGGCAAAATGAGTGACTTAAAGCGTGACACAGAAGATATGTCCACTTCCGTAAGTATGTCATCCGAGATAATGAAGAAGTTAAGCGGGGATCTGAAAGATACAAAAGAATCAAGTAAGAACTACACCGATATGGCTTCCACAGTCAATAAAGATTCAAAAGACATCCAATCTGCGGTTGATGGTATTAAGTTTGAGACTGCCGAAGTCAGCTTGAACGAATACTCACAAAACGCCATAGATAGATACCTTGAAATGAAAGAAGCTATTCTTGGAGATACTGAAGAAATTGATACCACAGTTAATGATTTGGACTTTACCGAAGCCAACAAGGAGTTTGCTGATTTAAGCACTGAAACAACAAAGTCAATGGATGACACCAAGAAGACGGTTGAAACGAGCGTGCAGGACATCAATAAGAGCCTTGACACTATTAAACAAGGCATGACTAAAGAAAAGTGGACGTTTCAAGGCGTGGCTGATGGCTTAGGAGAAACATTCAGAAGAGCCAAAGACGCTATTAAACGTGAATGGAATAGCATAGCTGAAACCCTTAACGGTGAACATGAGGTTGCTTCGGAGAAAATCAAGATAGACCTTCCGAAGTTTGCACGCGGGGGATTCCCGGAAGATGGTCTTTTCTACGCCAACCATAGTGAGCTTGTGGGTTCTTTCGCAAACGGAAAGACAGCAGTTGCAAACAACGCACAGATCATAGAGGGTATATCAAGCGGTGTATATGGTGCAGTTACAAAAGCTATGGCACAGAACAACGGCAACGGCAAGTACATTAGCAATACGATAGTTGTTGACGGTGAGGTTATAGCAAGAACAGTCACAAAAGCGCAAGAAAGACAAGATATGCGGTATAGTCCGACGACGGGGTGATGATATGGCATTTACATTTCTAGTTAACGGGGCGGCGGTTAAGACACCGAGTAAATTCGGGTGGGCGCTTCAAGATGTATCGGCGGCAGATTCAGGAC